CGGATTTCCTTCCCAAGCCGTTTTGATAGCAAAGAAGGACCCAAGACGTCTCAATTTGCAACTCTGTTTTATCACGTCTGCTTCTCCCTCACTTCCACGTTACGACCGCTGTAGACCTCAGTGACCTCGTTGCCTCCTGCACTGACGAGCTCGACTGACCATCTGTAGTAGCCCTCAAGCAAATCTGCTGTGACAGTCTTGTTGAGATCAAACGACAGCTTCCATTGGCCTGCACCGAGATCGCTCACCGTGCCTGTCACGAGCCACGATTTTCCTAGCTCTGCGTTCGATCCGCCGAACCGACAAGAGGCGGTGCCAACAGTTACTCCAGCCCTCGCAGAGATTGTCCACTCGAACGCTCTTGCGTTTGCTGCGAGATAGTCGTCTCCAATTATGATGGCCGCTCTGATCGCTCCAGTAGGGCTGACTGGAGAGGTGTATGTGACATTGGTAGCCGTGATCAAATCCGTCTTCGCCTTGACCAGAAGCAACGTCGCTTGGCTTGCGTCACCGGCTCCACCTCCACCAGCAGGTGCTTGTTCCAGAGCTTGAGCAGTGTATCGGAATCCGCTGACCGGATCTGCCTCAATCAATGTGTTCAGTTTCGCGTAGGCCGAACCGCTTGCAAAATCGCCGTCCGCGATCACACCTGCCTGCAACTCGTGTAGGTCGGCAGCGATGTGTCCCGATCCAGTGATCTGGACCGTTCGCTGATTGACATTGGCCGCAATCACGACTGAGCCAATGTCGCTTGGAATCAAATCCGTTTTTGCGCGTATACCAGCCGCAGCGAGTTCTTCGCGAGGGTAGAACGTCGCTGTAGTTAGCGTCAGGTCGTACACCTCGTTGGCAAATCCGCCCGTAGTGCCGACGAACGCATTTAGCCGATACGCACCGGCAGGCGCATTAGTAAATGCAACGCTGTAGCGGTTCTTGTCGTTGGTCTTCTCGGTCGCGGTCTGCGTGTCAACGACCGTATCGCTGCCCAATGCGAACAGTTTGCAACTCAAGGTCAGGCCAGTACCGGCACTAAACTCCAGCGTCTGCGTTGCCATCCGATTCGTCCTTCAATGCTTGGATCTTCGCTGCCAACGGCAACAGTGCGCCTGCCGCCATTACCCCACCTGCAAGCTTGAACGCCATGTCAAGGCAAGCCATGAGTTGCTGTTGTTCCTCTTTGGTGATTTCAAGTTTCATTCGACAGGCTCGCTAGGTAAGACATCTGGGATTCCAAGTTGGGCAACCAGCTGTGCTTGATCTTCGGGAGACAAGGCGTCAAACATTGCGAGAGCAACAGACTTCTTGTGCTTGATCAGTTGATCGTAATAGCCGTTGCAAGCAACATTGATTACGTTTTCGAGGTACGAAAGCGGCGTAAAAGGTGTCGCGCCGTCTGAGAGCGATTCGTTGGCGACAAGGCAAACAAACTGAACTCCCCACTGTTGCTCTTGTGTCAATTGGCTCAAGTCGATCATTTCCAAACTCCTGATATTTTAATAAAAGGATCGGCCTGCTTCCACACGCCAGAGATGCGGATGTAAACTGTCGTTTCTTTCCACACGCCACCTACCCGAAGCCAAACCTTGGCGGAAGGCGCAGGTGGGGGTGACCCTTGAGGCGAAAGCAAAGTTAAAAACATGACTTACACCAAAGTCAAAAGCAAGTTTCTCGTTTCCGTGGTTTTCGCGATCTGGGAATCAATTGAATCAATTTGTGTTAAGTCCCCAATCGCATAAGCGCTTGAACGAAGCTGCCCAAGGTAAGCTAATCTTCGTTCGCACAATTCAATCAACTCAGCAACAGTCATTAGATCACCATTTGCCGAAGCATGACGTTGGAGGTGTTCAATACCATATAAATGTAATCGATTTCGGTAGATCCGTCTTTGTACGTCACATCGAAACAAGTGTCGCCCACAATACCTGCGCCTTGTGGGTATAGCATCGTGCTCCAAGGCTGCATTGCATGCTCCGCAAAGTCAAAGCAGAACCAGCGACCAGTATTATCACGCTGCATGTAGAGCCGGTCCTTGTTGTAGCACCACTTTGTCCCTGTCGACATGGCTTCAATACCGGGGGCCCAAGTAATCGTGGCCCAAGTGTTACCGGCAATGTCGTAGCGGTGCAGTTCAGCTGTGTTTGCCCCGCGAAAGCTGTAGATATAACGCCCGTTCAGGATTGCGTTTTCGTTGGTCCAGTCGCTTGCCGAAACGGAATGAATCCAGTGTCCTGACATTCCAGCACCGGGGGCGGCAGCACGCGCAGCAACAGGAGTCAGCGTTGACCAAGTGTTGCCCACAATCGAATACCGATAGAGCGTGACCGCACCGTTGCCTATGAAGTAAATGAAATCATCATTTCCTTCGAGGCTATATTGCGATGTCGCGTCTGGGTTCGTCGTCCAGTTGCTTGAAACCGTAATCACTGTCGAAGTATTGCTCGCTACCGTTCGAATCTGCCCTGCTCCGGTCCCCGCAGTGATTCGAATCTGAGAATTCGTCCACTGATTCACCGTCCAGTTCTTTCCAGTGTTGGTAAGCGTTGCCGCTGCGCCCGATGTTGCGGTCCCGGTGGCAAAGGACTTGAAGCCGGTATCAATCCAAGCTGGAGTAGAAACGAGCTTTCCATCAGTTCCAATTGACGCTGGTAGGCCAGTTTGACTCAGCGTTGTCCAAGAGTTTGTAGCGAAGCAGTATTTTCGGAAACTGGCCGAGGCCAGCGTTCCCGCACCGACCACATAAAACACTGGAGTCTTGAGACGATATTGCGACGTGTTGTCGAATGCGACTGCCTCCGCACCCTCAAACGTAATGACGGCATTCGTTCCGATTGTGTTTGAGGCAATCGTCTTGAGCTTGCCCGCATTGGTTCCGCCGACAAAGTAAACCGAGTAGCCCCGCAAGTCGCGAGCAAGCGTTTGATTGGTCGTGATACTGGTCGTGGTTCCGGCAGTGGCCGTCAGGTTGGACGCTGCCACAGTAGTTCCGGTCGAGAACGAACCGGCCACTCCACAAGCCCCCGCACCAAACGTGCCAGCAAGAGCCGGAGAAGGCAAAGAAAGCCATGCGTCCTCGGCTGGGTTGTACAGGTTCGCCGCAGTATTACTTGCGATAAGCAATTGCTGCTGGCGGTAATGACGCGACGACACGATAAAATGTGCGGTTGCGCTCGAGGTTTGCGGGTAAAGCGAGCAGAACTCCCACCGCTTCAAGTCCAAAATTCTTCGATTGCCGTTTGTAGTTGGCATATTGGTTTCCTATGTCACGGAAATGTTGTTGCGTAGATTGTCGGCTTGCAATTTCATCAGCGCAGGAATCTGTTCGATTGCGGAAAATCCACCGACTTGAGATTGGTTAGTCACTGTGGTCACTGTGCCGACGTTCCACGTTCCTGACTGACCAGCGTTGACGAGAAGGTTCGAGGCTGTTGGTTGCCGAACTTCCATAATGGGCCAACCAGCAGCAGACGGCAGTGCCATACCTATTGTTCGCGTCAGCGATTGGATAGCGACTCGCATTGCTTCGATCGCTTCCATCAATTCCCCGACTCCCTGGACTGGCAATCCGTTTAATGCAGACACGTCGCCATCGTTCACACCGTCCACACCGTGGATCAATTTCACTCGCTGAAATAGATTGCCGCCAATATCGTCGGCGGCGATTGTCGCTCCGGTTCCTGGCGTGTAGCCTACGTTGTCAGGCATGATTTAGTCCTAAGTGTATTGCAAATAAATATCGCCATCGGCCCCGCCTGTTGGAGCAGCCGTACCTGATGTGATTGTTTTTTGAGCCGACAACGTGGTGCGTTGCGCGTCCGCGTCTGCATCGTCAAGCAAGGCTCGTCCCGCTGCTGTGCAAGTGATCTCTTCCACGTCGCCAGAACCAGCCGAAGATCGACCAAGCAAGCGATCGGTTGCCGAGACGTTTTGAATCTTGGCATAGGTGATCGCATCGTTGTCAACTGTCCACGTCGCACCCGATGCACTGACTGTGATGTCGCCCTTGTCGCCATCGGAAACGCCGCCGCCACCGCTAACCGTTTGCCAGGTGACTGTGCCGCTGCCGTTGGTCTGGAGCACTTGCCCGTTGGTTCCGTCTCCGGTCGGCAGCGTAAAAGCTCCGATCGTCACCGCACCCGTGGACGCGATCGACATTCTCGAAGTGCCGTCAGTCAAGAATCGAATCGCACGAGCCGAGCCTGTGCCGTTCTTCTCCGTTCCGACGTCGAAGTTGTTCGACGACCAGCGAAGTATTCCGCGTTCGTTATTGCTTGAGTCCGTAAACGTGTTGTAGATTCGGACTGCCTGCGGATTCGTTGTTCTTCGAAATGCGAACGTGTCCGCCGCGTCACGAAACAAACGACAATCGGCGTTCCCTTCAGCTGGTGTTCCGCTTGAAATACCCAGATACATTGTCGATCCGACAGTAACCGCGTTATCAAAAATTGCAACCAGCTGAGTTCCTCGAAAGATTGTCGGGTTGCTGCCCGTGTCACCGCCAAAAGACGCGGCGTTCGCGAACCCAACAGACGACACAGAATTTGACGAGACAAACGTGCCTTGTTTGGCAATGTACGCTCGCTGGATTGCGCTGTCGGTAAAGTTGATAAATCGCGATGAAGATGCCGAATTATTGTCTACTGCGTCAATGTCTATACAACTAAAAACCGTGCTTGGTTCGCTCCATTCTTGGCGAATGTCAACACCGAGCTTCTTTGAAGTAATCGTTCCGTAGTCAAATACGATGGCATTCGTCATCGTTCCGCCTGTCAATAGCAGGCGATTGTTGAGTGCGGTATTGAGATCCGTTTGGCTGGACAAAGTGCCAGTGATACTTCCCCACGCCACACTTCCCCCGGCTGGAGGAGCAGCCCACGTCCCGTCAGCACGCAAGAAGTTTGTCGTACCGCCGCCTGAACCGCTTACCAATCCAGGATCGGACGAGCTAAACAATGGCAGAGTAGCACTTGACCCAGTGCTGCTCGTCAAAACCCGCGTCGATGCTGTGTAACCAAGGTTTGTCGTTAGGCGGGAATCGTTGCCTTGGCAAAACGTGTTCACGGTGGAACCAAACGAGCCAGCTTGCAGTACGCCGCTCGTGCCAGTGATGATCGGCAAGTTAGCAGTCGATCCGATCGCTCCCGCATTCGATATATTTCCGTGAGTATGGCTTGCTGGCGTGAACGTCGATGGCGTTCCGGTCAGATTCGAGTACGCATACCCAGTGCAGTTCGTTAGCGTGCCGCTCGTCGGTGTTCCGAGAACTGGAGTCACCAATGTGGGTGACGTAGCAAACACTAGAGATCCGCTTCCGGTCTCGTCGCTAATCACACCCGCTAGCTGCGAGGATGTTGTTGCCGCGAACTGCGAGAGCGGGCTGGTTGTCAAAGCGTCGCCACCACCGCTAATCGTCTGCCATGTCGAGTCGCCGCGAAGGAACTTCGTCGTAATGCTTGTGCCAGAGCCAAGCCTTGCCGGATCAACAGTCCCGCTGGTGATCTCGCTTCCGGAATGCGTATGAGACGACGGCGTGAACGTGGACGGGATTCCAGACAGCGACGAATAGGCACCGTTAAATGAGCTTGTTCCGGCTCCGATCAAAGTACGAAACGTCGCCGCACTACTCAGCGCATCGGTTTTGATTTGCGAAAGATCGAGGCTCGTCGCACCCATAAATCGTTAAGCAATCCTCCGCTTCAATTCAACAAGTTCCCGGTGTAGATCGAACATCGATTTTCGAAGTGCCTCACGATCAGTCTCACAATCTTGGAGTCGCGAATTCACTACCGTTAGCTGCCTATCGAAATGTTCAACCAGCGTTTGCTTTGCTTGCTCGAATCGGTGAAATAAATAAACCACCGCGCCCGTCAGTGAACCGCAGACTCCTGTGCCGATGATGTAAATGAGGCTGTCTTGGCTCATGTAAAGACGCTTTCTTTTGTCCAATCGATATTTCTCGGACCAGGAACTTCCATGTCCGATCGTCCAATCATCACCGTCCATTGATGCGAGAGCATCTGGTTGATCGCTTGCGGGTCAACGTAGGCGTATCCACCAACCCCCCAGCGTGACCCCCACGAGTTCTTAAGCAACGCCCACCAACCCTTGGTGGATTGAGCACCCACCTCTGCATCCGGCAGGTAGCCACAGAAAACGACAGCATGCCCGCCACCACCTGGCGACCATCGGCGAATACAGCCTTTCGAATCCGGAGTCATCGTCGAGTTCCACGCGATTCCGATTTGAACAATTCCGATACCGGACCCGATATACTGCCGCACCTCGTCAGCCGATCGAATTACTGTGTGCGTCTTGAGCTTGTAGTTTTTTGCATTCTCGGTCATCGCTGGGGTAATCCAGCCCCAACCCGGATAGCTCGACGTGTACGGCCCGATCTGCTCCAAGCAGATCCCTTCCTTGGCCGTCTTGGTTCCGCCGCTCAAAGTGCTGCCAGAGTCGCCCCTGATGTTGTCGAACTGCTGCGAGCGAAGATAGGCGTACATGCGCGACAACTGGATCACATTCCCGCCTGTTGCTGTCGCCCAGCAGAATTCTGCACACTCGGTCAAGGACTGGCCTTGGCACGATCCGATCTGGCCTTGGTTCTCGACCTTCAGCCAGCCCTTTTCAGCAAGCGGACTCTTCCGAGGATCGACCTTTACCGGCACATCGCCAAATGTCGCGAACAAGCAATCAGTCGAAGACGAAGCGATGCCTTCGCGATCTTCGAGTTCGATTCGATACCCGCCAACCGGCAGATCGGGTTCGGAAAGGTCTAACTCGCTCATCGACCGATCAGCCTCCGCAGTGCCGATCGCACTGGTTTCCTCACCGCAGTTTTCCCCGTACTTTCCCCAGACACCGATTCCGATTCCGCAACAAACTCTGCTCCGTTTTCGTTACGACCGAGCACGCTGCATTTGCCGTCTGCGCAATTACTGGAAACCGTTGGCAACCGATTTGAGAAACGTCGTAACGGCACCTCGATTGCCGTCGTCGAATTCGGTAGGAATCCGATCATCAAGAAGGCTGTTGAGATCAACGCTAGCCGCACTACGAACTTCATCGAGTTTCTCCTTGAGTTGTTTGTGAAGTTGTTCTTCGTTTGTGATTTCCTTGTCCTGCACTTGCATCGCTGCCTTTGAAAATTCGCTGGCATAACCCAAGGAAGTCTCCTGAATCATTTTCTTCGCTACCGCTTCCGGGTTGCTGTTGTCCACGTCCGTTTTAGGCGTCCTTTGCCAAACCATGAACGCTAACACAGCGACCAGCACCCACGGAATCAAGCTTGCTTGCTTTGCTTCAGTCGTCGCCATCGGAATCCTCCGTTTCGTAATCGACTGGTTCATCCGATGACGGCACAACACTCGGCTCGTCGATTTTGTTTTCGAGCCAATAGCGGAACAGCAGCAACGCGATCTGAACCAGCAACGCGACCAAGGCAGGGTCAAGTCCGTACAGTCGAGGATCGTTCTGAAAATCGATCGCCGCATCTTCGCCCTTGCCGCCGGACTTGACCCACGCCATACGCGCCGCAGCTCGCGTCAGTAGACGCATGCGGAGCCGCACGTTGCCCATTCGATCCAGGCCCTCATCGCGAGTCAGGCCGCGCATTACGCCGCGACCTTTGCCGAGCTAGATCGAAGCGATTCACCGACCACCCACGAGCCAACCAAGATGGCCAGGTCAGTAATCTGTTCCTCAGAGAGAGGCAAGCCAAGCTTGTCCTTCAGCACCACGGCAGCGATTGCGCCAACGCTCACCCAGAATCGACGGCTCTTGAGCAGATCTTGCACAAATGACGGCATGGCAACCTCCGTGAGTACACGAGAAGAGGGCCTCCATGCCCGCGATTACCACACATGCTACCGCCTTAGGATTTCAAACTCCCGTCTTGATCGCTCTGGCTAGCGACAACTGGCGACAACTGACACCACCATTTTTCGATCTGGTCGCTTGTCCAATACTTTCTATGGTTTGGTCTTTCGATGCTTGGTGGTGGCAAGATTCCAGCCTTGAACCAGACTCGGATGGTGCTGTACGAGACATCGGCTCGTCTTGCTACCTCCTTCAAATTCATCAATCCATCCATGTGCGCCGGCCTCCTGTTCTTCAAAACACTTCCCGCTTCCAACCGCCACCATCCTTTTTCGCCTTCTTTTGCTCAATCACAAAAACAAACATTGGGTACCGCTCGGCAGCAACCTTTGCCTTCACGCGTGACTTCTCGTCCATCGGCCCCGATCCTTTGACGTCGACAAATTCCATCGTTCCGTCCGCCATCCAGATCGCGAAATCTGGCGTGTAGCGGCAGTCGGGAGCAAGCTTGAATGTGATCGCCTCAAACTGCCAATCGATAATCTCTGAGGCCATCTTGCGAACCAGGAGCGACTCCGCGAACGAAGACTCCGTCTGGTTCATCTGACCAGGCACATGCCGTTTTCCGTACCGTGTATTGTCCCTTCTCGCAAATCGCCTCATGCTCAACCTCTGTCCTGCACTGTCCACCACTGTCCCAATCTTTTTTGGGACAATGGTTTTGAGTAAAAAACCCTGTAAAAACATATATAAAACACACATACTAAATACCACTGTCCCATTGTCCTGATAGGTGTAGACCCTCCTGGGGCAAAACAAGCTGGGAGGCTACCCCCTGGGACAGTGCGGACAGTGCGGACAGTGGGTCTTTTCATTGAGATTCCTTGCCGACACTGGTCGGGACAGCAAGGACACTGTCGGGCCGGCGGTAGATCTTGGCTTTATTGCCTTTGGACTTGGTCGGGATCTCCTCGACCAGGTATCCAAGGGCAACTGCGGCTGCTGCCAAGTCCCCTGCCGTAATGCTGCGACATGCTCGCAGCAAGTCTCGCGACCGAGCCGGCCCATACTTGGTCGCCTCGGTCAGCACCATCTTTGCTTTATCGAGTCCACGGTCAACCGTGTTCTCGCGGATCAGGTCACAAGCGATCCTGGCCAGCCAGTTCGAAAGCTTGATCCCCCAGTTCACGTCCTGCATCTCGAGTTGCACAAACTCGAACGCACACGATCCTGGATCCACTTCCAGTCTAGCAGCTCGGTGCACCAGTGCAAGCTTCATGCTTCTCGCCGCGACTCTTGCCCACACCGCGGCTCGTGCGTCCGACTCGGCACGCATCCGATCGTCGATCTGGACGCCATGCACATCCCAACGCTTCTCTGCATCATCGCTAAACCGGATCGTCTCAGCTCGCGGAAACTGCGCACCCAGATTCCCGCCTGGAGCGAACGCAATCCACGCCTTGACCTTCTCAACCAACTCTTCGCCCGGAGACACCTTTTCAAAATTGCGTGACGGTGCCGGTCGATCTTGCACAGGCCAAAAAGCGATCCGACCCAGCAAACCATCCGAGACCTGATCCGAACTCACCGCTGCGAAGACCGTGGATCCCGTCGACAAACCCAGCAAAACCAAGTGCGGTTCCCTGACTCGGTTCCGGATCCCGTCGGAATGGCCGGCACCCCCATAAATTCCATTGCTCTTGGTGTAGACCTTGAGCAGATGCGTGCCAATGTTCTTGATGTGCTGGTTCCCCTTCTTGTCCAGCACGCTTTGCAGGATCTTTCCAAACTCGTCGCAGACCCAGATTCCGCACGGATTCAACGAGATCGCCTTCATCAACCCATTCCCCGACTGAATGTCTGGAGGCAGTTGATGCGTTCCGTTAGGATCTGCCGCGTCCAGGATCTTGGTAATCGTCGCCTCACACGCTTCCTTTCCGCTCCCGGTCGTCGCTAGGACCAAGTTGTAATCGTTCGTCCGCATGTCCGTTTGGCTGCAAATACGCCGGCCGAAGATCGTCTCACACAGTGAGACCGCCACGGCCAAGCCCATCACGTTGCTTTTGCGGTAAGCCATTCGGCAATAGAAATCAAACACCTCGCGAAGCAACCCCGACTCCGGCACCATCGCTGCGCAGAACGCTTCATCCGTATCGTTATCCTCGTCCGCCAACTCTTGCTGCTTCGTTGCCCATTGCTGGTTGATGATCTTGGAGATGTCCACTCCTGGATCCTGGTCCATTCGCAACATCGGTTCCTTATCCTGACGCGGAGTCCCAGACTTACCGGCGGACGCGACGACTGCCTCGATCTCCCGATCTCCAAGCGGATTTGGAAGCGAATGGTTCCACCCGTTGACCAACGCCAAGATCTCCATCTCCGTCAGTCTCTCCCCGTCCGGTTGCACCATCGCGTACAGATGGCCGGCCAACCGAAACGCCGCATTGTTTCTGCTACCCTCGCCTGGCCGTTCCGCGTTCGAGACATACCTCCTCGCCCTATCCATCAACGAGGTCGATGAAAAGCACACTTGCGGACCAGCAACCGGAAAGGACTCCTTGACCGCCACCTTGAGGTATTTTTCGCACAGCCAGTCCAGAGGCTCCTGGCCGTCCCCGATTGTCTCGTATCCATAAACTCGCTTTCCCGTGACCGCAAACCAACGATCTCGGTCGTAGCATTCGACACCGTTACCAGATGTGCATTTGAACCCGTCCCGTTTCTTGCCGAGCGTCCAAAGCTTTACCCCGGTCCCAGACGGCGAAATCTCGGCATACGCCACGCCGGCAAACCGCTCCATGATCTCGATCGCCCAGTCCGACCAGTCCCCACCGTCGTTAATGCAATCGTCGAGATCGATACCGCACAGCGGATCGTCCGCCGTGAACACAAACCCGATCTTTTCAAAATCCGATACCTCGTGAAATTCACACCAGTTACCCCGATCCTGCCATCGGCAGTTCGGTCTTTTCTGGCCTTCGACAATTCGCCAAGTGATCCACTGCGGTCGTCGAGTAAGCGAGTCTGGTACATCCATGATAGTCTCGTTATTTGTTGATCACACCCAGTCTCAAATGGCACGCCAGGCAACGCCTCGCCGTCAGCTTCACCCCGCAATGCGGACATCGATTTCGTGCCCGCATCTCCGTTTCACCTTGGATCTGGCGAACCGTCCGGTCCCAAACGCTCTTCCAGTATCGTTCGCCCTTTTCCAGCCAGCACTTCGACTTGCGTCGTTTGCCCCACCAGTGGCACCACAATCGATGCATGGCGTGACCAACATCCTCCGAGCAGTATTTCAAATTCCACGCAATCTCCTTTTGCGTCAGTGCATCGATCTCTAGTTCTTCCGTGTCCATCGTGCGGTTCCGTTAACTTCTCTGGATTAGTGGAATTTCACTCCAAAGATCGAATCTGTAATATTTAGCTTCTTCTGTAATTTCTGGTGTAATTTGAAGCATTTTTGAAATAAGATTCCTACAACTTCCCCATCCATATTTAGCGCAACTGCTAAAAATTGGATAAACTCGATAACAACAATCATGTGGCCCATCTATTGATTTGTCGTTTCCTTCCCAAGGATTGCCCCAAACAACGATAGACTCAAATGGATCTTGTCGCATCGATTCAGTTAGGTTGTCAACGTAGGTGTTCGTTGGCATAGAAGGTTTATACTCAACAAGCATTGGCTTGAGGAGCAAAAACCCTGCTTCTGATTTCGAATGGTAGTATTCACCACCAACCCTGACGGTTTGCCGGTAAAAGATGTAATTGCGCGGAAACACCAAAAAGTCCCACTCGTGTCCGCAGTGCTCTCTTGGATGATAAATCCATTCATGACCCGCAAGGTTTAAGCACCTTGCAAACACTGCTTCTGATTTTGAATCAAATACGACGCCGCAATACTCCGTCTTAATTGGCTTTCTATTCTTACTAATCAAAATGGCAACTCCTCAACAACCTGTCCTTCTTCCAATCCAACCGGCAGCTCCTCAATCTCCCTGGCCACAATCTTTTGGAAGCGACCTTCTCGCATCGTTGTCAACGATCGTGGGATCGCAATCCAACCTCGCTGGAACAAGTCGATCGCTTCGTCGATCGAATCGGGACACGGCAGCGAGCAATGATCCCGCCACCACGATTCCGCCTTGCTCCGTGCGTATCCAGTGTGCTCAACGCAGATCCACTCGCTGACACCGTAGGGCATGTTCCCTTCGTGCTGGAGGGCGTAGGTGATCCGCAGACTTGGGATCTTGCCTTCCTTCTCGTGCCTGGTCGCCAACGCGCCATCAACCATCCACGTTTCAGGCTCGTTGCTTGAGAGCAGCTCGGCCTCCGTATCGGCTTCCTGCTGATGGTTTGGCTCACGATGCGGGATCACGAACCCGCACTCGCATTGCCGCTCTCGCTTGGGAATGATCCCCGCACAATTCGGACACTCGCGACCGTCGCTAATCTCCGACGGATCCCGCTGCTTGCCTGACTTCTGACGCGGCTTGCCGAAGTCGATCGCGTCGATCGATCCGTGCCGCTTCAAGTTTTCTCCGAAGTCCAACACCAGGCAGTCCCGCTTGCTTTCGTGGACTCGAAGACCGCGGCCAACAATCTGAGCAAACAGGCCAGGCGATGCGGTTGCTCGCAAGATTGCGATCGCGTCCACATTGGGAGCATCAAACCCGGTAGTCAGCACATCGACATTGACCAACCAGCGGACTCGTCCCTCTCGAAAGTCTTTGAGGATCGACGCTCGTTCCAGCGGCAGCGTTCCACCCTCGACCATCGCCACCCGCTCATCAGTCAAGCTCTCCAGCGTACTAACCACACTGCTTGCATGCCGCAGCGAGGTACAAAACACCATCACGCTATGCCGGTCGGAGGTACTTTGTACCAGCTCCTTGCATGCCTCGGCCACCTGCGAGCCACCGAAAAGACTTTCCAGTTCCTTGGCGATGAACTCACCGTACCGAAGATGCAATCCTGACGTATCAAACTGCGTGTCGCTTGGCCTGTTCGTGACGCGACACAAAAAACCCTCTTCGATCAGTTGCTTAATGTCCGCGTTGTAGCAGATGCTTTGAAACATTCCGTCAGGCCGGCACAACGCACCCTCACCCGTACGAAACGGAGTCGCCGTCAGTCCGATCACTCGAGCCTGCGGATTGACTACCCGCATATCGTTCAGGAATGTCTGATACATCCCCTCGTCGTCGGTCGGCACCAGATGTGACTCGTCGATCAAGATCAAGTGCCGTCGATCGAACAGAGTCGCCTTGTTGTAGACCGACTGGATCCCGCACAGAACAACGTCTTCGTCCGTCGCGTACCGCCTCAATCCTGCCGAGTACTCACCGACCGGAATATCGAGCAGCCGTCGGACCTTGTCCGCGTTCTGCTCGATCAGTTCCTTGCGGTGCTGCAAAATCAAGACGCGACCTTCGTACTCCTTAACCGCACGCCTGGCTAGTTCCGCAATGACCAGACTCTTGCCGGACCCTGTCGGCAAACAGATCACCGGATTGCCGGCCTGGTTGCACAGGAATTCATAGGCAGCGTCAACCGCTTCACGTTGGTACAATCGAAGATCCATCTACCGAACTCCCACGGGTTGATCCTGAAAAATGTTCGGCGGATTACCATGCCACCAATCCCGACTGTCGGCCCGCTCTGGATCGACCTGCGTCCAAGTTCGCCGCAAGTACGGTGCTGCAACCTTCAACACTCGCTTAGCCTCAAAAATGGTCAACGACCAAGAATCCCCAACACGCACGGGATAATCATGAGGTGACGACACCATCCGCCAACCTACGTTATGCGGTCGGTCGCCGTCCTCGACCATGTATTGCCAGGCAATCACCTGCACAAAAGCCGGCTTGCATTCCTGGTCGTAAACCGTATTGACTTCGAGCATGTCCACATCAACACGCTCAACAATTCGATTTGCTTCCAGGCCATGAAAACAAGCCGATACAAAAACCAAAAGTGGCATCCGTGCCATACGGCACCTCCTTGTAGCAAAACTTCCGCCACACCCAATCGATCGTGCGGGATTCGAACCCGCTAACAGCCCTTTGTCGCCGATCGACACAACCAAACAGGCTGTACGCCTTATTTCTGCCAGGGAGCCTTGCCTGCCGTGGCGTAACTTGCGACGACGTCCGCTGTCGCCAATGCTCGATTGTTTGGTGCCACAGATTGCGGCACCGGCTGAGCTGAGCGAGGCTTAAACGACTTGATGCGATTCTCCATCTCGCCAGTGTCTTCTCGTTTTCGAACACCGACCGAGATCCGCAGCGGCTTCATGTGCAGTTCGCTCGAATCCTGAGGCGTCAAAATGTTCACCGCTCGACAAATCGAACTCAAAGTAGAAGCTGCAATTTGCACCGCCGTCGCGTTCGGGTTGTTCAAGTTCAGCTTCTCGAACAGCCTGCGATTTTGGTACTGTCCGCTGAGAATCTGGATCTCCAGATTCAGGTAGCTTCCGTTCCCGCTCTTCGTCGGCTTCATCTCCGAGGCAACAATACACGCCTCATATTCGCCGGCAGGGATGACATCCATGCCAACATTCGGCTCAACTTCCATCGCGTTAAAACCAGCTAAATTTCCCATGTTTCAAAACTCTCCCAAAAACTAGAAACGATTCTCGACCTCAACCATCACATTCGATTTGCTCGAACCGTCACGCACGATTCCAGCGATATTTCCTTTGGCCGGCTTAGCCTGCACAACTTCCGCAGCCGCTGGCCGACTGCCTCGAAACTGGACCGGAGGCAGATACTGAGCGATCGCCTCAAACGTCGGAGGCAACTCGTCCGGCATACCCAGGCGGTTCTTCGCCTCGTGTGCTGCCGACTTGGTGCAGGCCATAAAGCGTTCCTTGCCGCCGATAGCAACCGCTCGCTTGGCACCGAACCCTTCTTCCTTCGTGATCGTGTTCGTGCGATACCGCAGGAACAGCACTTCGTCGCACCATTCGGTCACACAGCCAGACCCTTTCACATGCAGCGACGGTCGCCAATAGTTGTACGAGTCCCCTTCCGGGTTGACGAACTTTTCGATCATCTCGTGGCAAGTAAAAACCACATGCCGGCCTTGCTGCCACAGAAACGCGAACCCGTCGAACAAACTCTTCCACTTCAGTTCGACCGACTGGTAGCCTTTACCGTACCCGATATCATCGATCGTCTTCTTGTTCGCCTCTGCTGCGACCTCCGCAAAAATCAACTTCTCGAGCCAATCCGCGGTATCGACGACGACCGTCTCGTAGTCGGTCTCGACCAAGTGCATCAGCCACCCGTAAAACTCACCGACCGACCGGATGACCTCGGTCGAATCACAGTCCAGATCGCCAACGCCATCTTCCAGATTCAAAAAAATCGGCTTAGGGAATTGAGCCGCCAGCGTGCTTTTTCCAATCCCGTTTTCACCATAAATCAATACCCGCCTAGCACGCGGCACTTTTCCTTTGTTGATCTTCACTTCTCACTCCTAAAACAACACACACGCACACACACAAAACGAGGGGCAGGAGTTGAACCTGCAACGCGGACATAGGGAGCAACCGCTGTTTTGCCTGGATTAAACTACCCTCGTAGCCACTACAGCAGACCGAAGACCCATGTCGCCAACGTCAGGATCACGCACCACACAATCAATCCTGACACAGCAAACTGGACGATCGGAATGTCTGCAAATTCATCGTCATTCATAGCGGTCCCGCCGGCATCTCAGCCCAATGCGTGACGCCATCGAGCTTTTGTTCGTGGATCGAAAACCACGATCCCGCATCATCGTCCCAGTAGCCCGGAAACGTTGGATATGACTCATCGTTCGAAGCGACCATTACCGTCGTCATTACATCCGGTAGCGATCGCTCGACCGAGTACCAGACAATCGATTCCGCAACTCCATCGATTGATACTTCGCTCATGTGGATGCTCCTTCGCGATCTGCAATACCTTGGCGAACCTCTTCGATCGTCGGCAACCCCATTGCGGACTCGTAGTTGTCGATGACCAGATAAGCCTGCGAGATCCACCCTTTCGGAACCCCTCGCAAATCAACTCGTGAATTCGAAGATCCCGGATCATGCGTGCAACCCAGCAACAGTCGCAAGCAGTACATCAACTCCGATGCGTACTTCGCATGATCGACCTGCAGAGCAGCCGCTGGCTGCTCAAGCTCCGATCGCAGAACCAACACATCGCGAGGAGCTTCGATCCCCAGCTTGGCCCTCTTTCCATTCACCGCCAACAACCGGACGCACACATCAGGTCCGATCTTTACCGACTCATCGACATCACGATTGACAACCAACATGCACCAACTCCTTATGGCAACGTTTTCAAATAGCCCGCTAGCAACGTTGCCAGCGGGCTCGGTAGCCCGGCCAGGACTACTTGTTCATGCACTCTCCGAATCCATCGCGAAAACGGAGATCTTGTCTCGCTTGATTTCCAATTGCGTTCCGACCGGCAAAACCAACCCCCGCCGGATCGCCGCTTGCTCAAATTCCAATTGAGCGACCTTCGTTTTGATGCGCCCCAGTCGGTAGTAAAACTCGTTCTTGTGCTTCACGCACAATCCGCGTCCAACCGCCTGGCAGTCGCACCCCTGAATAACGCACAGCCCATTCGCTGCACGCTCCTTCGTTCGTTTTGGGATCCGACTCTTGCCCATCGACAACGCCTCGATCAACAGTTCTTTGGCCATACGACTCATGCTTCACCTCCTAGGACAGAACAAAACCATCCATGGATGTGCAAAACAGTATCGCCACTGCAAACAACGTGTCAACAGAGTTTCATCAAGTTTTTTGCGTTATTGACGTTTCAGACAAAACGCAACGCAAACCCGGTAAACAACTTGCGTAATCCAAAGAAACCTGGAAAACTTTTTTGATGACCAAAACATCGAGTTGCATCTTTTGTGATAAACCAGCACGTTCGCGAGGCTTGTGCCAAACGCACTTTGCTCAATTCAACCGCGTAAAACACAAGCTAGACGCAGAGCACGCCGCAGAATTCGACGCGCAGAGCGTCGCCGCAGGCTTGATCCATCCGGTTGCGGTCCGCGTATCGACAAACCCATTTGCTGAGTTAGCCGATCAACTGGAAAAACAACGCAAACAAGACGCGGACGACGACAACGCAATCGCCGCAAACGAAAAGCGACTAGCCGAAATTCGAGCCGCTGCCGGCAGCAACCAGAACCAGCCGACTGTCCAGATCACGCCACCGCCTAAAAAGCCGCGCCGCACGCCTCGGACAAAGTGACGACCAGCCAAGAAACGTTTCACCCGTTACCAAGTCCACAACCCAGACATCCCACATAGCGCATCACTCCGATCTGCTACAGCCTTTCTTTTTTGTTAAGGTAAACGGTTGATGGACACCTTTGGTCATGCGTATTTAGACAGCCATCACTACGGCTTGCTCGCTGCTTGCGTGCTTGCTGTTTTGGTTGGCTGGTCGCTCGACCGCTTGACTTCTGCCAAGTGATCTCGCATACTTTGGAGACGCTCCTCCGGTAGCCCGGCCAGGTTTTCGACCGAGGGGAGAAAGATGCAAGAAGACATTCTGACGATGCAGGAAGTCGCCGATCGACTTCGCTGTTCTGTTTCTACCGTGCGTCAGCATATCGCACGTGGTCGACTCGCTGCCGTCAATCTCGGAAATGGCGGCCATAAGCACTACCGCATCACCGCTTCCGCATTGGCGGAGTTCTTGGCTGCTCCATGCGAACCAGCCGCAGCTCTTCCTCGTCGCACCGTTGAACCGATTGCAACCACTCGTTTCATGAAGCGATTGGGGTAAGGAGGATGACTAGACACGGATCGGCCGCGTGGTGGGAACACGCTGACAAACGAAGATGCTACCTACCGTCAGCCTAAGTCGTTTCAGTACGTCGCTGGAGGTCAGAACGGTGTGCAACATGCAGGTTCGAATCCTGCCCGATCCATTGAGTTTTTTCGACACGTTTTCGCGACGTGTCGATTCGTTCGACAAATAGGGGCAGATGTCCCGACAAAATCCAGAGAGAGAAGCAATGGCTGGCGAAAAAGCAATGGTGAGAACCCGGATTGGCGGCGAGGAAAAACATTTTTGGGTGGATACCGTCATCAATGGTCGCGAGATGGATTGCCCGGTGCATGTCAAGTCGATTGAAGATGGCGAACACTTTGCGATGGAAATTGGAATACTAGTCGAGCAGGTGTACCGCAGAGCTTACAGAGACGGTTTTTCTTCATGCCAGTCTGCTATTAAGGACTGCTTGGGTATCCAACGATAACACCTCAACCCATCACCCAGCGGCGGGGTGATGGTTTCGATGATAGAGCACCCGATCGCCGCTTGGGTGCATGGGATTGTTATGCAATGGGTATTTGGCGTGAGGACGATCCACCGTTTAACGTAGGAAAGCCAAGGGAATCAGTTCTGTGGCGAAAATCCTATCGGTTGCGAATTTTGGCCGAAAAACGCCCTGGACGTTTTGAAGCGCAGTTAGCAGAAGCCGAGCGACTATGGCGCGAGGAACGCGACCGAAACGACAACATAGACATGCTTTTGTAACGGCATAACGTTGACAATCACCGAGTCGCGACGGTTGATTTACCATTTCAAAAACGGCATGTTCGCGACTTCGGTGCATTGTTTTGTTCAACGGATTTTGGAGTATTGACATGAGCGATTACAAGTGGGACGAGTTTAGAGAAGGTCAGTTGGGACAACTGGATGGATTGTTGGACACAATTCGCAACGCGAATGAGAAACCAAAGCCTGGGGTGTTGTCGCAATTGGCGGGTGCGTCAGTGATTGCGGATTCATTGGTCAATGGCGTGTACCCGTCGTTTATCCTTTTTTTGCACGGTCAGGCTCGCGAGCAAAAGCGATTGCAACGACAGGTTGACGAGTTGCACGAGATGATGGATTCGTTTGAGCGGAACATCACCAACAGCGAAGATGCGGACACGACGGTCAACCAGATCGTGGAGCGGATTCACCGTATGCGAGAGACGCACCAAGTCCGTTGAACCCCTACCCATCACCCAGCGGCGGGGTGATGGTTTCCAAGATAGAGCACCCGATCGCCGCTTGGGTGCAACGGTTTGTTATCGGGTGATTTATGACAATGCCGCATTTAATGAATTGCGACCATTTGGATTCGGGCTGGTGTTTGGATTGCGTAAAGAAGCTACAGGACGGATGGGAGGAGCGATTCAACGACGCAATCGCTAATGTTCGTTTTCAGCACAACGACGCTGAATGCAAAGCAGTTGGTGAACTGCTGGAGTATTTGCGACAATGGCCTCAGAAAACGGAGCATAACGACTTGGGGCTGGAAGGGAAGTTGGAAGTGTATTGGAATGATTGTGTCATGGGAACCATTGAGGACGATGGAGACGGAGCATTCTATTATTACCCTTTAGCTTTTGGTCAACGCGGTCAAAACGAGCAGGGTCGCAAAAACATTTAACGATAACGCACAGGATAACCCAGTGCGAGGAGGAGATTAACAATGGCAGAAGACAGTAACGAGCACTTGGGTTCATCCGATTGTTCTGTTGCTTATTGGTCAGACGCATTGGAAGTAGTCAAAGCAATGCAACAGGAGGAACCACAGATATATTTTATGGATGGTAATTCATTGACGGGAAAGGAGGCGTGGAACAAGTGCTTGCGAGTCGTCTTGCAACGGTTGCGGGAGAAAGCGGACAAAGCGCCCAAGAACACAGTTGCAATCAGGATGCTGCCGTGGATTTGCGGGAAATGCGGCAAGCATGAGGTACAGAATCTCCGAGTGTACGAAGGTGGCTTGTCGTTCATTGCGACCTGCGACCATTGCGGGTCAGAGTGGGTTTCTTGAGTCAACAGAACGATAGATTCTCCTCGGCTGAGCCGGGGAGAAAACCGGGGAAACCTCGGCTGAGCCGGGGAGAATGTTGGGGAAACCACGGGTCAGCCGTGGATAATGTTGGACGGGCTTATGCTGGGTCGGTGGCACCAAAACGGCACCAAGCGATTGATTTTGACACGCTTTCCACAGCAACGGAACCATTAAAAAGCAGCGAAAACGCAGGAAAATACGATGTTTTTTGCGTTGACATCGTTGAGGTCACAGATTCGAGTTCTGTACCGCCCACTAACGAAAACACTGAGAAAACGAACAAAGCGACTGAACGAATAATGGTGCCCGGCACCAAGAATGGCACCAGCAATTATCGGATTTGTTTGAGTCGCTGACCTAACTTGTCAAACGCATGACAAAATCTAGGCTCATGCGTAAACCATTTTTTCGAAAAGCAAGGAAGTGCTGGTTCGTCAAGGATGACCAAGGCCGCTTCATCCGTCTGGATCCGGACGAAAAGAAGGCGTTCGCGATTTGGGAGCGGCTGCGGAATATCGCGGATTACAAACACCACGATGCCTCACTCGAGGCAATCTTTGAGGCGTTTCTGAAACACCAGGAAACGGAACTGAGCAAAGTGCGTTTTGTGGATCTGACTTGGTTGCTGGAGGAGTTTGCAATCTGGTTCGGCGCGACAAGGTTGGCTCGCGAGGTCGGAAAGACGGACGTGACGCGGTGGATGCGATCGGAGCGGGATTTGCGAGGTGGTCGTGGCGTCTGGTCGGCAGCTCGCCAGAGGGACGCCGGGCATGCTGTAAAGCGGGCTCTGGACTGGGCCATCCGACGCGGGTACCTGCCGTGGTCTGACGTCGCGGAGCTGCGGTTGCCAAGTCCGGAGCCCAGAGACGGGATGATTTCCTACGCAGACCATTGCCGTCTAATCGCTGGGTGCCAGGCACGAAAATCGCGACCGTTCAAATTGGTGCTAATTGCATTGAGGCTGTCGGGGGCACGGCCTGCGCAGGTCCGAGAGTTGACGGCACAAAACGTGATCGGAGATAGCTGGGTGTTTCGCCGGCACAAGACTAGCAACAAGACGGGAAAACCGTTGGTGGTGCGGTGTGGGCCATGCTTGCAGACGCTTACGAGGATCCTGATGCACGCTAGGCCGACGGGCCCGATGCTGCTATCGTCGCATCGCAAGCCTTGGCCGAAGGACGGGATCGTGCTTCGATTCCGCAGGCTCCGGGAATCGGTCGGGCTCACCGACGTGACGGCGTACTCGTATCGACACACCTACGCCACGGACGCTCTCCAGGCAGGAGTCTCGCTGCCGACCGTTGCGGCGTTGCTTGGCCATGTCAATCCTACTATGGTTTCGCGGGTGTACGGGCATCTGGAAAAGCGATCGGATCACCTCAGCGATGCGGTCGCCAAAATCAAACGTGCTGAGTAATTTGAAGGGAAAACAATGGACAGGACAACTGCGGGATGGGTGCTGGTCGGGGGGCTGGTTGTCGGGTGGATTGGGCTTTCGATCGCTTGGTCGGCGAACGCGGCGGAATCCACGCCAAATCAAGATTGGATCTACGGCCTGCTCAACTTCTTCGGCGTGATGATCTGCCTCACAGGTGCAGCAATGTTTTTCTTTGGGGCTCAACGGTTTGCGAAAAAAGACTGAACCCTGACCATTTTGCCGACGTCGGCAAATCGATCGCAGCGGTCGAGACGGCGATTACGGATTCGGCGGGGTATCGGCAGTGGATCGGCGGTAGCCGAGTCGCCAAAGGATCCTAGCGAGGTCTTCGGCGGTTTCGGTGACGGCGGTTTCGTCGAGATCCCAGTGGGCCGCGTGGAGCAGCTCGTGGATGATCACCTCGAGCTGACGCTCGCCGCGAAGGGTCTTGCGGATCTTGACCTGGCGGTCTGCGTAGTTGCAGATGCCGTCATGCGTCGGAGGCAAGCGATCAAAACTCAAGTTAAAATAGCGGCCTCGGATTCGAACTCGCATGTCATTTGGCCCTCAGTGTGTCGTATCGGACGCGACCTGAGGAGTTGTGCCAGTAGAAACGCAACCAGGCGGATCCGAGGGCTTTCGGCCCGAGCATGCGCTCGACTTCCCAACCGCCTGAGCCATCACCCCAGGCGTCTTTGTAGCCTGGGCAACGGATGTGTAGTTGCTCGTCTTGGTAGATCACGCCGCGATCGCTGATGCGTTGACGAGGGATTGTGACTGTCCATTCGTCATGTGTGTGGCCGGATAGTACGATCGCAGCGTCAGGGGTCATGACGGCCAGGCGGTTGGTTTGGATCGTGCCGCGTGTTACTGGTCCTCCTCCGCCGCTGCCGTGGTAGTGATAGAGCCGGATCGTGTCTTTGTTTGCTGACTGCTTGCCTGCTTGCTGAGAATCGCAGAATCGGAATATCACCCAACCACCGTAACCGCTGGCCTCAACGATGCCGCCCATCTGTCGCATGCGAGAAGCGAGGCGGTCGGTTAGGTCGGTCTCGTGTTGTTTGGTGATCGCGGTTTCGTGGTTGCCTCGACCCACTACCGCGAATTGCCGCATGTAGGGTCGGTAGAAATCGGCAGCGGTGTCGACTAGCAAGTCGAAGTAGTTGCTGCCTTGATGCTCGGGCCGCAATGCATTCTTGTCGGCTCGTTTGTCCCACTTGCCTTGCATGGCGCAAAATAGATCGCCGTTGTCGATGATCGGCGCGTCAAACTCGACGGCCTCATCAAGATGTTTTTTTTCCAGTGCTTGATCGCATTTTGGATTGTCGTGGTGTACGTCGGATCGGAGCAAAACCCACTGCTCCCAATCCGAGTTGCGGGCCATGTCAATCCGGATCTCGACAACATTTCTTTCCAGTTTTCGCAGAGTCCATCCCATTGCAGCACTCCTGTGTTTGGCTGTCGGTTCGGTTCCAAATCTGGCGAGCTTCGTCGAGTGTGATGAGTTTTTTGGTCGTGTCGCCGTTGTCGATGAGCTTTTGATTTACCGCGTTGTGAAGTGCGACGCCCGACTCGAAGAATGCATCTGGCGACGAGTAGTCGAATGGATGGTCTTTCAGGATCTCCTTGTAGCCTTCTTTGCAGGAACATCCGCCGCTCGGGATGAAGTGCTCCCAGAGTTCCACCCACTGCGGATCGCAGCCGCGATAGTTGTGGAGGAGGCTCCAGGCGCGACGACCGGCAGCGATCGTGGGGTCTTGCGGAGCTGGGACTGGAGGTGCGTTCGGTGCGTTCGGCAAAGGTTCGGTGACGACGCGAGGCGCGTCTCCGGAGGTGTGCGAGGTGGTTTTCCAACCCTCTACTCTGATGCCGATTTCTTTAGATTGTGCTGACATAGCTGAACGTGTCGAGTGTGGTACTAGAATCGCTGATGTTCACGATTGTTGCGGTTCGCGTTCCGTTGTTGGACGGATTGGTAAACGCAACAAAGCTAAGCCACTGATTGTTGGAAACGGATATGTTTGTGTTTGCTGTAACAGCAGTCCACGTTCCGTCTGGTGTTCCGGTGACGTTGCCAGTTTGCTGAGTCGATGTGATCTTGTAGTAGAGTGTTGGGATGGATCCGCTGCCTGGTTGAATTTGCAGCGTGATCGGAGTGTTGATGCAAGTGATCTGCTGACTGACGATGTTTGCTTCGTCGTTCACGCCGGAGTAGGTCGTAGTCGTCCAGTTGACAGAGCATGGCGTGACGTCCGCGGGGCATGTCGATTGATACGTGAAAGTATCAAGTTCGCTTTCACAAGCTCCTGGATTCGCGGTAACGGTTGCGGTTCGTGAGCTGGTGCTGAATGTCGAGTCGTAAGTGCAAAAGCTGACCCAATCGTTATTGTTGACGGTGATGGTGGTGGTTGCGGTAATTGCCGTCCACGTTCCGCCCGGAGGTCCAGTGACCGTTCCGGTTTGTTGCGTGGCGGTAATCTTGTAATACAAGACAGGAGCCGATCCGGTTCCAGGATTGATGCGTAGTTGAATTGAGCCAGCGACAGCAATACCAGTGATTTGCTTGCTGGTGATCGTCGAAGTGTTTGGTGTGCAGTCGTATTCGATGGTGGTCCAATCTGTCGGATCGGGCTCTTGCGTCCAATCGAGATTGATTCCCCATGTCGGGCTTGGTGCTTGGACTAGTACCTTATCTCCGACGCTGCACGTCACGGAGTAGGAAACGGAGTTGATCTGGAGGTGTGCAAGCGGTCTTTGCGACGATTGCACATCGGGAGGTTGCGCAAAGTCTTGGTAGCCGTGTTTGTAGCAATTGCCTTCACAACGAAGCCCTCTGCAAAGACATGGCCTTTCTGGACATCCACCATCAGGCCATAGAAAATTAAAACATGAGGAATCAGGCGTTGTTGGAACGCCGAATTTATCGTAGCAAGTTATTGGACACTCACCGACAACGTACGAGCAGTTGGTGGGAAATATCAACCGATCAAACCCGCATACTGGCATGACGTTGCAATTGATTGGAGAGGTGCCAACATTCGTTCCAATAACTCGCGGACCATAACCCCAGCATCCTTTCTCGCCAGTTAGCGGATCGCGGGAAGAACAATTTCCTTGCGAGATGTCGAACGCATCAGCGGATATATCCGGAAATTCAATAGCCGTTCCAGTGCAAGGGTTTGCGCAGTATTGACCGATTGAACTTGCGCTCGGAGTTAAGCAGGTAGTGAACCAATCCGCATTCGGCCCGCCTACTCCGTAACATCTTGGAGAGCAAAAATCTAATGCATCTGGAATGACCGGAGTAAACTCCCAGCAAAGAGTTCCGTTTCCGCCAAAATTCACCGGATCTAGTATGCATGGGTTGTCGTTAATAAAATCGCATGGCGTAACGCCTGGATCGCCAGCAAACGGAGGGCAATCTGGAGCAAAGTTTTCTACTACTCCGCACTCACAGTCTCTCGGAACACCCGTAGCGCATCTTGGGCGATTCCGTAGAGTCGGACTGTAAACATCTCGCGGGTTGATTCCATCGCATAGGCACGGCGCGTCAGGTATATCGAACTCAACCTGCGTATCTGCGTACAGCTGACCGATCGCTTTGCAATTGAAGATCTGATAGTCTTCGCCAAGGTCTTCATCGGTAAATCCGATGCTGCCCGAAGGTTTGGTATTGAATACTTTCACCCTGGCCGTCGGAATGTCTTTGGCTTCGTAGGCTTGGCCGATCCAGAAGTTTACATTGTCAGGGTCGTTTGGGTTGCAAGTCAACTGGCTAAGAGTACAGTTGGATCCGCAGGAATCCACGTTCCATTTTTCATGACATAGCGGTACGGCTGGAATAGTCCGAGAGTAGGTTGTACTGCCGTATCCTGAGTACGAAACATAATACCGCTTCCAATACTCCGAATACACAACCCAGCGTTTTACAGGTGCAGTGTCGCCGGTTGTCAATGTGTCCGTGAAGTAAACGCAAACGCGGACGTAAAGGGGCAACGAAGTGATGATCGGCTTGACATTGATTGTCTTGGTAAACTCGTAGTCAAGCGTGGCTTGCAACTCCGGACCGTTGCAGCAGCAAGTCGAGGAAGATGCTGGCGGTGCTGCACTAGTCGGAACAACATCGGCACCATATCCTGCCGTGTAGTAATTGTGTTGAGCGGTTCCGGAAAAAGTAAATTGGGCGGCGAACGTGTCGGGAAAGCCGGTGCCGGAGCAGAGCATTTCGCGACATCCGGACGTGAACGGATAAATGACAACGCACGCACAGCAATCAAACCCGTCGTCAGCGCGGCGGCATATTGAGGTGGAGTCAATGCAAGGGCCGGAATTCATCGACACCGCAAACTGGCCTGGGTTGTCGCAGTCGTACTCGCCGCAGCATGTGCATCCCGCCCGGTTCTTTCCTGCCACGTTAGCACTCCTCCCAGACGACGACAAAGACATCAGAGAGTCGCATCAGCATGACGTACGCGCCGGAGGCGACAGCGGTCGCCGCGACGTTGAACGCATCGACGTTGTACCCTGAATCTGCGATGGCGCGATTAGATCCGGAGACCGTCAGGTGCCGGACTGCGACGGCGGCCTTTCCTAATGTGGTTCCGCTGCGGGCCGGTACTCCGGTGGTTGCCACCGCTAGCAGCATCGAATCGTTGGACATCAGGCGCACGCAATCGGTCTCGACGGAGTCGGTGCCAAGATTTGTCCAGAATGCTCCGCGATCGATTTTCCAGGACGAATTGACCGGGCCGACTCTCGCGCCGGAAACGAGCGATGCGGTCTTGATCGCTCGGAAGACGGGGCCGGATTGTGCGGTGCCGTAGGCGTCGATCGCGACCTCGAATTCGTTATTGAACACAAATTGATCGACGTTGGCGGAGGTTGTGGTGACTGGCTTTTTTGCGACAAAGATATTGCGATCGGATTCGTCGGCAGTCGAAAACAGTTGGACGCATGCGTAGGCGGGAATCGTCTCGCCGGAATCGTTGCGGAATGTGATCGGCTCCGTTTCCGGCAGGAAGTCGCCCGGCGATGCCGCCGTCGAACGCCGCTCCATAGCAAGCGTCGCTTGCCAAACGCGGCGGGCATCAGCGGTTGAGAACGCTCCGATTTCCTCAAGGGACATCGATCAACTAGCCTCGTGTATCGCAAAGAAGAACCACGGACGAAACCGTAGGCGTGACGGCGGTTGCCGTGGCGGTGTCGTTGCAGGCGATCGTCAGCCTGCACAGGAGCAGATCGCCAGGGTTCACGGATGCGGCGTCGATCGTGAAATCTTTATCGGAGGCAGTGAGCGAGTTCATCGTGGTTGCAGCGGTCGTTACGAGGTCGGATCCCACGGTGCTAGACGAGCCGACGATGAACGCTTCGAGGTCGACGGTGCAGCTCGTGGAGGCGACTGTGGTACCCATGAACGCTCGGATGCGGATCTGGATCGTTTCGCCGTCGTCGTATTCGGCGGGCACGGCCATGAAGAATGCGACGCGGCGCGTGGTCGCTCCGAGGTTCTTGCAGTCGCCAGCGGAGATGAGCGTCGATGCACCGGACGCAGTGAACGCTGCGGGGAGAAGTGCCAAGTCGTCGTTGGCCGCGACAGCGACGGGGTTCGAGCCCTGCGCGTCCCAGACGCGGAAGTTGGCCCAGTTGACGGGGAACGGTTGCAGGACTCGCTGACGCATCTGGGAGTGGAGGATTTCGGCGTTGCCGGATAGCGCGTTTCCGCTGATCGATGCGGCGGGAATGGTCAAAGAGACGTTTTGGAGTTGGCTCATTTTGGTTTCCTATAGGGTCAAGCCGAGAGCATTGAATGGAAGTGAGTCGAAGATTTTGAATTCAAGCCAAACGGGATCGGAGCCGTTGGGTAGCCGTGTTCCGTCTTGGGCAAGCAGGACTGGCTTCGATGCTGGTTGGTTTGCGTCGTCGACGGCTCGCAGTATCTTGGAACCGTATTTGACGTAATAGCCTTCGTGACGAACTCGCTTGTACCAAGCCTTTGCCGGTGTGGTGCGATAGGGGTACCGGAACTGAACTACGGCCGTAACCTCGTAGTAGCCGATCGCTTGATCGAAGACGTTGGTGGCTGATAGCTTCGTCAGTCGCCCAGTGCCAGGAGGGAAGCCGAGGAAGTTGTCGGAGTTGACGGCCTGTCGGTAGACAGCCTGGACCCACGGCGAAAAGAACGGCATGTTGCGTCGAATCGTGACGACCTGGTCGGGGATCGGTCGTTTGATGCCAACGATCGGTTCGTTGTTGGCCGTGACGATCGGATTACCATCGAAGTCCTCGTCGATGTCCTCCTCGGTTTCCACGTCATCCCAATCGATGCGGGGGAAATTAAAGACGGGGCTGTTCTGGTTGGCGGTCGATCCGATTTCGCCGTTGTAGTTGATCGAGACGATTGAGTAGGTCGGTGAGACACGCTCGATCGTGGCGGCGTCTGCGTAGACGAATGGGAAATTCGGATAGGACGATCCAGCGTTCGGGATTCCTTGTGCGGAATAAATGTTCGCGTCCGGTTCGTTTGGATCGTGCAGGATTTGGAACGAGGTCGTGAACGAGGCATTGAATTTGCGGAAGTTGTCCGTGAGCGAAAGGTTGCTGTTCGCTCGCGACCACATTTGATTGACAGAGTAGACAGTCATTACACACCCGCTCCTACTCTGCGAATGCGGAGCGGTCGATCGTTCTTTTGCTGCTCGAGCAATTCCGTCTGACGTTTCTGGGTCGCAAGTTGTTCCTTAGCAATTTGCAGCATGGAGTTTGTGCCTCCGCCACGCACCAGCAATCTCGACTCGACGGCGTTGAGGTCGCCTGGTCCCTGTGCAAGTTTCTTCTGTAGTTCCTTTTCTTTCTCTCTGTCCTTGAGTGCTTTTTCTTCGGCAGCGATGCGGTCGGCTTCGGCTTTGGCGAATCCCTCCTGCTGCAACGCAAACGAACGGGCAGCTTCTTCTCCTTGTTCGATCAGGATCTTTTGTTGCTCAAGATCTGCGAGTGTCTTTTTGCGGAGTTCGGATAACGCCTCTTCGCGTTGTTTCTTTTCTTCGAGTGCGGTGAGTGCGGCTTCTTCGGCAGCGATGCGACCAGCAATATCCGGAGATAAACCCTCGTACATGAGAGCCATCTTCTTTGCGGCTTCGGCACCGTTCTCGAACGCCTCGCGGCGGATTTTGAGTGCGTCTAGTTCGCGGTCGAACAAGTCGTCAAGTGCTTTTTGCTGGCGTATCTCGTCGTCTTTCGCCTTCTTCGCTTCCGCGTCCGCGTTTCGTTTCTCTTCGGCTAGCTGGTTCTGCCTTTCGATCGAAGCAAGTAGTGCCTCTGCCTTTGCGCGTCCCTCGTCTGTGATGGCGTTCTGTGCGGCTGTTGCGGCGTTGAATTCTTCCTGGCTCTTATTTCGTGCTTCGATAAGAGCAAGTTGCTTTTCGAGACCAGCAATGTAGCTGTCTTCCTTGTCAAGTTCGGAGTTACGCTTCTTGATTTCTTCGACGTCGCGTGCTCGTTCGTTGGTCAGCTCAGCAATGGCTTGACGTTGCTGCATCAGCAACGCATGCTTAGCTTTTTCTTTTTCCAGTTCCTCTTGCTTTTGCTTTAGATCTGCGGCTCGCTCGCTTTCAAGATTTCCTAAATACTCCAGTTCATCTGACCGAGCGTCATTGAGCCAACCTTGCCAAGTGCTAAGTCCTTCAATTTCTTTTTGAAGACTAGCCATTGACTGCTCGACGCTTCCGAGCCCAGACGTCAGCGAATTTGTAAGCTCTTTATATGCGGCTTGTTTTCGTTCGGGATCGCGAATCAACTCGATGTCTTGCATCTGCTCAGAGAAAACACGCTGATTGCTTTGGAGTGCCTTGTCTGCAAGTTCTTGGCTTTTGCGAGCAGCCTCCTCCTGCTTTTTGTTGAGCTCGTCGATTCCGAAAATTGCGTTACCGATCGCAGAGCCTACTTGATAGCTCAATGCTCCAGCCATCGCGACCAGGCCCGCCTTGAACGCCAGAGCACCCATTCCGCCTTTGGTAGACACCTCCGAGAACTGCGAAGTCTTTTCGGAGATTTGCCCGATCTGGCTGGCGATCTGGCCTAGCTCGCTGCCACCGAGCAAGTTG